TATGTATCCCTATAATGTAGAACTTGTTGTTTACAGTGCCTATAAGTGGAAAACCACAGTCGCCAGACTTGAAAGTATTATTGCAGCTGGCTATGCCTGTAAGTCTGTATTTCCAACTTTTGCCTTCTACACGAAAGAAAGGGTTATTGCTGTCCTCTAAAGCGACTCCGTGTCTGTCAATGTATTCCAGTGGGGCGTTAACAATCAGAGGTTTCGTAGTAGGTCGTATATACCATCCAGATGTTAATTCACACATTTCTGCAAATGTGGGAAATAAAGATGTTATGTCGGGAGCAGCTGGGAAAGTCTTGTCTTGTATGACAAATGTCATTAAGTCCCTAGCTCTAGTGATTTTAGACACTTTTGCTGTATATAATATGCCGTTGGAGGATATAGTAAGAGTTTTTGTGTGTTCGCTTACACAGTGTGATACTGTGACTCCTAAATTCCCTTTAATCATTAAACCGTACAGCATACCTATTCTAGAGTCAATTTGCACGTAGCTCTTTCTAAGCCTTTCGGCTAGCTGTTCTAAAGGGCCTGTGCTTTGGTGTCTCTCGTCTTTTAAAGTCAGCATGTTGCTCTTATGTTTTATTAATGCTTCAACAGTAGCATGAGGATTGAGTTGGAAAAGCTCTATTATCTTCTTGCTGTCAGATTTCTCGATTGCAGTAAGCAAGTAATTATTAATAGCTGTTGTACTGTTAGACCTCCACTCATGTTCCCATTGATTGAATTCCCTTTCAACACCTGACTTTGCAATTTCTTCACGTAGTGTTTTAATTTCTGCTTCGCCTTTGAGTGCTGCTGTCTTCATTCTCTTGGCAAATATAGAAACTCGTGGATCGAAATGTTCTTCGTCAGGAGCGCTGTTGGATGTGACTTTGTCTTCCTTCTTAAACATCTTCGCTATTAAAGCTATTAATGCACCTGTTGTGGTCAATGCTATTATACCAGCTATCAAAGAGAAAACTGGTCGATGTTTTATGAACTCAAATATGTTTTGTTCGACAAATTGTTGTTTGGCAATTTCTATCTCTGCTAATAAAGTTCTATAGGAGAATAAAGAATCTTTTATGTTGTCCGCTACGTACATATTTAACCGAGAAATAACCTCAGAAGGTGTGTCTTTTAAGATATCGGGGACAACACCGTTTTTCAAGAACAGTGCATAAACCTTATATGTTATTTCTTTAGTTTCTTGGCCAAATGTAAATGTAATCGTTTGTTCAGTAGCGCTATGTTTTATTTGAAGTACGTCTGGGGTTAAATTGAAGCCAACGTATAAAGTTCTGTCCTTTAATATGATGTCATCTCCTGTGTCTCTGATGGTAAATCTAGCTGAAATGCCTGGAATAGCTCGGTTGAGTATCACACTTAGTGCTTCAGCTTGTTGTAAAAGGGTCTCTTTAGTATTAACTATTCCTGGTAAGAGTTGTTCTTCACTTTTGAAGTGTCTTGTTATCTCTGGAATAAGATGATTTTTAAATGTAAGTGAAACGCCTTTTATCAAGCCTAGTCGAGCTTGCGTAACTGTGAATAAACTTGAAAAAGCTTTAGAAACGTGATTATAAGAGTCTAATTTAACTACACAGTCAAAGTCAGAGAATGTATCGGTGTAATTTTCGTGACGAACTGTAACTATCTCCTTACACTTTAGATACTCTTGGAATTTATTGAAGACTAGTTCTTTAAGTTCTAACAATGTAATCTCTTTGCCTTGATGAGAAATGGAACCTGGTTTACTTACATAAACGCGTGTTGTTCTACTACTTGCTCGGACAGATGAACCATCTGAGCATTTTATTTCTCCGTCTAAACCTAATCGACGTGCTATACCGCTTGAGCATTCTTTGGTGTCGAACTCCCAATAAGGAGTAGTCTTCTGGAATATTAAGTTCCTATTCCATTTCTGTGGGTAAGTATGGTTTGTGCATATAATGTAGAGATTGTCGGGGTGGCCTGCATTTATCCACCTTAGGAACTTCGTGTAGGAGCTGTAATTAGTCTCGATTACGTCGTCTATTATATATATTCCCTTAGTGAGCGGTTGTTTCGGAGATATTATTCCATTTTCAATGCTCTGGACTTTTATTATTTTCCAGGCCGGCAAGATTCCTCCTATGTACATTGAGACTTGGTCAGCCAACCTTGTCTTTCCGACAAATTGGGGGCCTTCTATTCTCAAAATATTAAAATCTTGTCCTGAATTGGATGTGTTGTTTCTATCGATTATTCCTTTAAGAAATTCCTTTCTTTTTTGAGTCTCTGCGCTTACTTCTAGCTCTGTTGGAAAACTGTTCAAAAACTGGTATTCTCGTAAAGCTGTCTGGTATAGTATAATTCCAAGTACTTCATTTATCGTCACTGGCTTTTTCTTAAGATTGGCTCCATTGGTCTCGTCGGTATTGGTGACGAAATTAAATGATAAATGAGAGAAATCTGGCTTACGGTGTAAATTAAGCCCTGTTCTACCTTGAACCTTTTCGTCTATGACCTCAAATCTTAAGATTCTGTCCCATGTTGCTTCTGCCGCACCCTTTTCGAGCACACGCAGAAAATCGGGACATAACCCGTTTGCTGTTAAGAACACTACACGACCGAGGAAAGGTTGTTGTTTACCTCCTAAATGTGCAGCTTCTAAATTAAAATGGTCTCCTGAGATAATTTGATTTATTTGACTCAAGTTAGGATCATTTTCCTTCAGAGCCATAAACTCCTGAATCTCAGCAAATGCAGCTCCACCATATGGACCATAAAAGCCTGTGTCTTTAGACTTGTTTAGGTTGTATATCGTCTTAGGAAATCCCATTATGTTGCCAATATATTCAGCAATGTAAGTACATAATCTTGACTTACCGAGGCCTTTCTTTCCTCCAAACATAATACCTATAGTCTCCACACGTTTGCATGCATCTGTAATGATTTTCATGGCTTCAATCTTAAGTTGAAGCTGTGAAATATTATTAAGAATGAGTTGATAAGCAGAACGTGCGGCGTGACTGAGGTCTTTGCTTTTATATTTGTTTGTTATGATTGGAAGAGTGGTGTTAACTGCGTTGTGTATTTCGAAGTTAAGCTCAGGGTTTTGTATGAAATTGACTACTGGCATAACTGATAATTCAGATGTCCTTTTAGCCCATTGATGTAGTTCATCAAAAGCTTTCTGGTCACCTGTAACGTCAAGCCCAGCAACGTCTTCAAGCACGAACTTAGCTATGTCATTAGCCGTCGTGCTAACTGTTTTTGTTGTTGTAAGTAATCTACCTTTCTCAATTACTGACTTGATATCACAGATGTTGAATGTTGTTAAAGCTCCAATAATTATAGATATCAGTGCAGAAATTGCTGGATATATCCAAGACATTGAGTTAGCTTTAGTATCTGAGCTAAGTATTGTGTGGGCTAGACTTGGCAATTGGGGATATAATCGAGGTAAACAATTTGGGATACAGTTCTTCTCGAATAATTTATGAAGTGCCAAACAGAATGTAGTGAGAGATGAAACAATAGCTACGGAGTTAAGTATTTTACTAGTAGTAGTTGTTTCGGTTGTGCAGACTGTGTGTAATGATGTACCTATAGCTAAAACAGATGACGTTATTGTGCTAGCTATAAAAGCACTATCACCTTTGAGCACTTTTATAAAGTCTATGTTAGAAATGGCTTGAGTTACCAATTCTGGTATTAACTCTTCGGGTAATTGGGTAGTATCAGTGGCGTCCGTTGGTAGTGGGGGATCACCCCATCTAGCGAAAGGAGCTACTTCCACAATTGATTTTATATTCGAAGAATATGTGTGTTCGTCTTGTTCTTGTTCTATTTCCTTAGTAGTCTTCTGCTTACTTGCTTGTGTAAAGGAATGTGGAGCGCTTTGCTCACGTATTTCCTCAAGCGTTGGTAAAACAGGGTCTACGTATTTCTTGAATGGTTTACGACGAAACTCCATGGTTTTAGGCACATGGAGCATATTAGCGTGAACCTGATTTTTGACATGTGGAACAGCGCCTTGATTGGCGTTAAGTCCAAAGGATTGTTTCATGAATTCTGCATCATCAAGGATTTCCCATCCTTGGTCAGAATTCGGGACGTGTTTCGGTAAGCGTCTGGTGTGAGTACGTTTAACCTCACTATGGTGTGTCGTCTTAATCCCGGTTATGTAAGGAATGACATTGATTCGGAAACGCATTTCTACGTCTTCATTTACGATAATTCTTGCGAAATTATCTGTGGCCTCTAAATTGCGAGAACCACTATTGAAG